CACTCCGTCGGCATTTGGGACTTGATCAACTTGACCGCCTTGCTGGCTGGCAAGGATAGCTTGTTGTAGTGCTTGCTCATCCATTAACTCCTTTTGTGATTTAATTACTTCCTCAGGATCAATATCCAGTGATTTAGCTATGTCAGTTAATAGTTTTTCTCTATCAACCATTTGTGCATCTAGTGGATTATTGATTAAAGAAAGGAACTGTAACAATCTTTGTGATTGTACTTCTTTCTGTATAAGGGCTGTGGATCCTTTTGCGACAATACGCATATCTGATTTAACATTTTCATTTTCATTCCATGTCATGTTCCAATCATATAATGAACGTATCATTGGTTTGGTAAGGTAGTCATCAATATTTTTAATAACTGATTTTAAAACTATATTAGCGTTACTCATTAATATAGAAATACCTGTTGCTGTTCTATTAAGTGAGCTTTGTGTTTGTCCGTGTGTATAAGAAGGCAATGCTGTTGTTTCATCAGCAAATCTTCTAAATAATTCTATTACAGATACAAGTGCTGGTGAGTTTGATTGAGGCTGATAGAAACGAACCATAGGCTGGTTCCCATCTCCACCCTCTCGCAAAAATACTCGCCATGGGTATAACTCTGTTGGGTCTTCACCAGAAGCCATGATATCAGTATTTACTTCAACCATAGGTCCTGAGGACAATGCTACATTGTCTAAATAGATTCTTGTAGCTGCGTTCATAGTGGCTTGAGAATCTCTCATCATTCTAGGTACGCCAGTTCCCCAGAATGCATGCGGATTCTTTTCATAAGGAAATATAAAGTAAGGGATAATGCCACCAGGTAAAGGATTAAGCTGTGCCTTAATAACCTTACCGTCTATTATCCATATATTAGCGTGATACTCTTGAGCAAGATCGTCATCATCTCCAAACTCAACTCCAGCATCTTGTAAATCATAGCCATTGATTGATCCCCAATATTCTAAAAGTTCAAACTTATGGGTTTGTGAAGATCTATCATTTACGTTAGCAATCTGTCTTCTGTCTTTTTCGTGCTGTGCCTCATCGTGATTACCCTCAGGATTCATTTCGATGCACTCTTCTATAAGGTCTTGATTAAAACCTGGAAACTCTTTAAGGTTTTTAAACTCTTGTCTTGAGATAATATGTCTTCTAAATATATCTCTTAAATCATCCATGCTGGTTGCATGCGGGTCAGGGTATAAATCAAAAACAGATACAGCCTCCATTTCGGGGAAAGCACTCTCTTCATAGATTAATTGAAAGCCCTCATCACCTTTTACCCACTTATGGTCTTTTTCAATTCTAAGGGTGCCAGCTTTCATAGCCCCAGTACCAAAAATAACTTGCTCCATAATAGCATCTTTCATCTTGCTCTCAAGATTGCTTTCAACCGCTTGATCAAGAATAGCCTCTTCCATATTATCAACCCTAATAGCAGTTTCTTCTTTTAGCTCTTCTTCAAGTTCAATAAGACGTGCCTGTATTAAATCATCAACCAGACCAGGATCTACTACCTCTGCTGCTTGCATTATTTCTAGGGCTGCTCTTTCAGTAAGCTCTTGCTCTACTAGGGGCTGTTTTGCAATCGGGGTTGCCTCAATTGAAAAAAACTTTTGACCTGGTTGAAATAATAAATCTGTTATTCTTGAAAAAGCTGCCAACACCTTGGTTCGGGTAAGACCAACATATACCTGTGATCTATCACCCTTTGATTGTATTTTAGCTAATACCTCTGGATCGTACTGACCCATGAATGCTCTTAAGTCTTCAATCCAATCATCCTCTATATCATCACGAGCATCTTTATACTCGGTATATTTAGATTCTAGTATTGATCCTAATGAGTTGAGTTCATGCAGCTCTTCTTCAGAGGCTTCAACGGCTGCTGAGATTCCTTCGGGTCCTAATTCTTTATTCATATGTTTTTAAAAAAATTGTTTCTTTACTCTCTTAAAGTTCTGCCTATGTTTTCTAGGCATACTATTTAATCCAAATAAAGCAATAGCATATGCCATTATTCTATCATCAAAACACCCCTGTTGGGCATTTGTAATTCCACGAGCATCAACGACATAAGTTCTTAGTTCGTCAATCAGCTCTTTATCTACTATACCACTTTCACCTTGTCGTAGTAAGTGTACTAAGTTATCAATAATTAAGGGTTTTGTCTTGCTTGTAGTTAAAAAACCTGCACGTCGTGTTAAACGATCAACATAGGCATCATCTACACTTTGCTCTACATAAAGATTGGGATAGTTTAATTCTTGTATTTTTCTGATGGTTGTAAGTCCGTGATTGTTTCTTTCAATCAGCGTCCAAGCCTTATTATAAAAGTGTCCAATCTTGGCAACTATGTAAGCTAAGTCAAAGGGATCCACATGACCAGACCAAGTGGCTACTTGATTGCCTATATGATCTAGAACTTGGATACAGGAGTAGTCTCCGTGCTCTAAGCCTTCGGCAACATCCACTCCTATACAATACCTTAGAGAATCCTTTGGATTCTCGAAAATTTTTAGTAGCCCTCTCTCATGCGGAATAAACTCACTCTCACGAACATCGTAGCGGGAAATCGGGGTAAAGCATTCTACAGCTGCTTGGTCTATATACTTAGGCTCAACAAATAATCTACCTGTTGTTAAAAATGCTTCCTGAGGGGTAGACGGGTATTCTTGTCTGAATAAATCTTCACCGCCTAATTCTTGTATTTTTAAACGCCTGAACATAATCTGCTCATCGTCTAAATTAAACATAGTCTTTATATCTTTTTCTTCGGGCTCAATTTCAAAATAGGGGTCTAGCTTCCTGCGGTAATCGGGCATCATATACCAAGGTATAAAACATATCTCCCACTCACCCTCACCACGCAAAGCTCTCATACATGCATCATAGAACCAACCACCCGCTCCGTTGGCTGTAGATTCTAATAATATTTCAGAATCTGCTTCTGGAACTGTTTGTAAAAGACCAGGAATAATATCTGAGTTAGGGTAGAAAGCCACTTCTGAGCCATGTAGGTAGTTAGTAGTCCACCCCCTCCCGACTTCACCGGTTCTCGCTGTAGCTATTCTCCACCTAGATCCGTGAGTAAATGCCATTGAGTTACTTGTAGATTCTTTTAGCTCTGGGGTAACTAAAGGGTGTGGTAAATTATCATAGAAGTTTCTTACCATACTGAAGATAGCTTTAGTAGATTCATTAAGGTGAGATACTACAACAGCGTTTTGATTCTTTGCACTTACTGTTTTCCAAAAGCCCCTTGCCTGGCAATAGGTAGATATACCTGTTTGACGAGACTTCAATATCAATATACGAACATTGCCACGCTCTTTTAATTGTTTGTTAATTTGTTTATCTAATAATTTTTGTGCTTCGTTAAATTTAAAATCTATTAATTTACCCTGCTTATCAATTATTTTTAAACAGTTCCTGGCATATTGAGGGAGATCCGTTTTAAAGGTATTTATAATTTTTTGTATTTTTGGTTTTTCTGTTTGAGTTTGCAAAATTAACACCCCCCCTTAAGGTCATAGGGGGATATGGGTATATATGTATATAGGGTACCCTGTCCAGCACTCCCTCCCCTGCTATATATATGGGTTTGGTTGATAGTGTCCACTAACTAAAAGCCACTCACCTAATTAAGGTGATCCTCTTTATTGTCTAAATCAAGCGAATCAAACCAAGCATCCTTCATTGACAGCTCAAGCTTCTGAGAACTATCGATCATCTGGTAGTATTTCATGAGCAATTCTAACGCCTTCACACGAGAGCCTGCGGTATGCCCTGCTACATCACCTAGGGCTTCTTCTTTGAGCCTCTCTATGATGCTGTCATGGTCTCTGAGGTTGCGTTCTTTTGACTCAGACAACTCTTTTGCAAGCATTTCGCTAACTTCATCATCGTTCATCAATCTGTACCCCTGATTATAAGCACTCTTCTCAGAATACCCGCACCTTTTTGCAGCCTCAGTTGCGTTCTTTGTCACCAAGAAATGCTGTACAAATTCCTCTTTCCTTTGTCTAATTGTTTTATCTTTTATCGGCATAATTAATCCTCATTATGTTTAGCTATAAGTTTACACCATTTGACCAGATCTTTTAACTCCATAGTGTATTTCATCATGTTACAAGCAAGGCACACCAGAGCAATATTATCAGCATGATATCCCTTCTCATTATCTATCCTGTCAATAGAGATATTAGCTAGGTGATACCCTGTGCCATCTTTGATGTGAGTCATCTTGGTTCCTGTGTATTTGCATATACCTTTTTGCTTCTTGTATATAGCCTCTAGTTCATCTCTTGTTAGTGTAAAATGATGAGTTTGCTTTCTCTTGTATGATATATGACTGTATAGGTTACTTAGGTACGCATACGGGTCTTTTGTCATTCTTTTTCTTTTCCCCGAATCACGGCAGGAGCGACATTGTCTAGCCCTGTAGCCTTTGGATATTTCGAAGCGATCTATTGCCTTGCGTTTCTTGCAAGTATTACATACTCGAGTCTTAGGACCAGTCGTATGGGGTTGAGTCTTTGATTTCGATTTCGAAGCTTTCGACACCGCTCAAGATCTCCCTGAATTTAGCCATTGCATTCTTGCTTGCAGATACTGCTGGTTTGCCAGCCATCAATGATGATCCTACAAGCAGACAGCCATGACTATCTTTCTCTGGAAAGTTTCCTACATGAAATAGGATATAGGTTCTGTTTGGTACCTCTGTGATCTCAAAGGTTTGACCGAATCTTTTGCTTGTGTATGCCTTACAAGTATATGTGCCATTTGGGATACAGCTGACCTCTTTTTTATTTCCCCGCCAAGGGCGTTCAGCGATCCAAAATACATGATCTTTTACTGTGAGCTTGCCAAGGGTGGCTTCAGGTAAATAAGCAAATCTTTCTAAAATTGCCTCTGGGTCTTTGTCTCGAAAAAACATAATTAAAATACTAGTGAGCTACCAGCAATAACAACAATAACAGCCCATGCAAATCTTTCCACCCAGCCGATATACACATTGCCTCTTTGTTGATTTTGCTCAAGGGTTCTTAGCCTAAACTCATGATCTTGGAGATCATCTTTTTGAGCAATCATTCTCTCTTCCAGTCTTGGTAGGATTGAGGTTAACTCATGAACCTCAGACATCTTTTTCTCAAGGTTCTCAAGTCTCATTTCTAATGCTTGTAACTCCATAGTTCCTATATGTTTTTGATGTACAAAAGATACAACAATTGCAACTGCTTCTCAATACGGCTAAAAAAATTATTTTAATTATTTTGAAAATAATGCTTGACACTACATATCGTATAGCTTAATCTGTAATCAATGTTTCAAAAGATTTCAATAAAACAAGGAGGGAATATGAAAACATTAGACAAAATAAAGAAGGTAAATAACAAGCTAGTTAGCTACAGAGGTTTCTACTTTGAAGTTAACAGAACCACTTACTTTAACGGTGGTACTAAGTCTATAGAATACTACGGTCTTAGTGATGGCATGAAGTTCACTGCTTTCAGCAGAGCAGACCTCAAGGGTAGAGTTGACAGAAGAATTCATCACATGATCAAACTGATGAATGCACACCATAATTGGAAAGGTGGTGACAGTAATGCTTTAGAAATTTACGCAAATATGGAGGTGGCATAATGAAAACACCAGCAAAGAAAATTGAAGCAGGTCTTTATGAGTACAGAGGATATGCTATAGAAAACATGAAGGATAGAGCTGATGCAAGCTATACATTCTGGAACATAGCAAAAATACCAGAAGGTGGTAATGCCTACAATGCACACGAAGCACACGACAGCACAAATACTCTTGGTGAGGCTAAGTGGTTTATTGATAATGTTTATTTTAAGGAGGTGAAATAATGAAACCAACAACAAGATTTGTGAGATATCTTTTAGAGGTTTATGGAGTTCAAAACCATGATGATGGCATGCACCTTATGGAGGCTTGCAAATATACCAGAATTTATAAAAAACTTTTTCCAAATCTTTGGAGTGGAGGAGATAGTTTTGACAGAGAAAATGTTTATAAATTATTTTTAATGGGTAGAGCAGATTCTGTTGCTCGAGAACACAAAGAAATGGAGGTCAAATAATGTTCACAATTCATAATATAGAGGTTTTGCAAAAAAAGCTGGTCAAAGAAGGTATTACTGACTGGGACTATCTTGAGCATCTCTGGGCTACTGTCCAGAGAGCTTGGAATCCTGACAGAGACTATCTTGCAATACTTAAGGATATGCATCATAGAAACTTACAGGAGGGTGTAACCTTTCCATTTGAGGATGTGATACAGGCTAACTGATGAGACCTGATTGGTCGAAACCTTCTCTTTTTCCCCGAATCGAGGAGGTCTTAGTCAAAAAATTAGGAGGGACTATGACAACATTAAACAACAGAATAGCGGAAGCAATAGCTGATGAAGACTTAGGTAAAATTTATGTCACACCAACAGAGCTAGACAAGATCATAAGAATGAAAAGATGTACCCGTGTTGCTGTTTACATTATGACTGATGGCTATACACAAGAATCTATCAATGAGGGTAAATATTATCCAGATGTCTTTACAAAATATTTGGACATAACTAAAAAACAAGCAAAAGAACTTGCTAGAGGCATAATCAAAGATGCTGA